ATTGACTTTGGGTTTGATCACCCCACTGCGTGCGTGTGGCTTGCCCACGACACAGAAGATGATGTGGTGTACGTGTACGACTGTTACAGACAGGCAAAAGCGTCACCAGCGGTTCATTCCGCTATTATAAAAACACGACCGGCCTACGTGCCGATAGCATGGCCGCATGATGGCAACCGCCGAGACAGCATGGGAAACCCCGGTCTGGCCGAACAATACAGGCAGCACGGGTGTAACTTTCTGCCCTTTCATTTTGAAAACCCACCCGCGTTGGGTGAGAAGAAAGGTGGCAACTCTATTGAGGAGGGCATCATGGCTCTTCTACAGAGGATGGAATCCGACAGGTTCAAGGTGTTTGCAACGCTGGGAGACTGGTGGGAAGAGTTCAGGATGTATCACAGAAAAGAGGGAAAAATCGTTCCCATCCGTGATGACCTCATGGCAGCTACACGATACGCCGCTATGTCGTTGCGGTTCGCCGTGTCTGGATCAGATCCAGCATGGACCAAGGAAGTGGAATATAGAAATTATGGAATCATTTAATGGCTGAAAAACTAACTGAAGAAGAACTGGTAACAAGGATACGGGGAGAAATCACCGAGTCCCTTGGGTATATGGGTGACACCATATCACACCAGAGAGAGCAGGCAATGCAGTATTACTACGGCCTACCCTTTGGAAACGAGGTGGAGGGTCGCAGCCAGTTCGTAGACTCCACGGTGCAAGATACAATTGAATGGATCAAGCCGTCGCTTATGCGGGTGTTTGCATCAGGGGACCAAATGGTTAAGTTCAGTCCTCACGGTCCAGAAGACGTAAAGATGGCTGAACAGGCTACAGATTACGTTAATTACGTTTTTACAAAAGACAATCCGGGCTGGGAGATCTTGTATTCGTGGTTCACGGATGCGCTCCTATCAAAGAACGGCATTGTCAAAGTGTGGTGGGACGAGTACGAGGAATGGAACAGAGAGGAGTATCGTGGCCTTAACGAGACAGAGTTCGAGTCTCTGCTATCTGATCCAAGCGTAGAGGTTCTGGAACACACAGAGTACGAAGATGTGGAGTATGCCGCTGAGCAGCAGGTGGGGCAAACAGCTCCAATGCAGCAGCAGCAGCAGCCACCCCCACCCGCAATAATGCCCGGTGCCCCACCCCCGCCTCCTATGGGTATGGAACAGCAGATGGCGGCCGCGGCTGCCGCACCTCCAATGGAGATGATGCAGGAGCAGGCTGTTGTCAACATGTTGCATGATGTTGTAATCCAACGACAGGATTACGGTGGCAAAGTAAGGATAGAGAATGTTCCCCCCTCTGAGTTTCTAATCGCACGAGAATCTAAAACCATACAGGATGCGAGATTTGTTTGTCACCGGGTCTTGAAAACCCTGTCCGAGCTACGTGAGATGTATCCCGATAAAAACCTGGAGGTCGAGGATCTCACGGGTGGTGATGAGGATATGACCGACTTTTCTGGTGAGCGTCTTGAGCGGTTTGCATTTGATAAGTCCGCTAAGTATTGGGAGGGCTGGGGTGACGCCGCCTACGGCGAGGATGGGTTGCGCACCTACTGGCTGCATGAGAGCTTTCTGCGCACAGATTACGACGGAGATGGAATCACGGAGCTGCGTAAAGTATGCACCGTTGGTGACACCGTGTTACAGAATGATGAGATAGACTCCATCCCGTTTGTGTCTATTACCCCGATAAAGATTCCCCACAAGTTCTTTGGTTTGTCCATAGCGGATCTGGTGATGGATTTGCAGTTGATGAAATCCACTCTGATGCGCAACCTGATGGACAATATGTACAACCAGAACTTTGGGAGATTTGCGGTTCTAGAGGGGCAGGCAAACCTAGACGATCTGCTGACCCAACGGCCAGGAGGTATTGTCCGGGTTAAATCCCCCAATGCCATAACGCCCCTCGCTACCCCGCCCCTGCAACCTTACTCGTTCCAGATGCTTGAATATCTGGATAGCGTAAGGGAGTCCAGAGCTGGGGTGTCTAAGATGTCTCAGGGGATGAACGAGAACGCTCTAACCAGCCACACCACAGCTACTGCGGTCAACGCGGTGATGTCTGCGGCTCAGAGCAGGGTAGAACTGGTGGCTCGCAACTTTGCGGAAACGGGCGTCAAAGATTTAATGATAACGATATATGAGCTATTGCATAAAAACCAAGACAAGAAAAGAGTTGTTATGTTGCGTAATGAGTGGGTTCCGGTACGCCCTGATGTATGGCGGGATAAGTATGATTGCACTGTGTCTGTGGCTTTAGGCAGCGGCAACAAGGACCAGCAGATGATGCACCTCAGTCAGATGATACAGTTTGCCAGCGAAGCAATGAAAGGTGGGCTGCCGATCGTTAACGCACAGAATATGTACAATCTTGGTGCTACGCTTGTAAAGGCAATGGGGTTTCAGAATGTTGATGATTACCTGACCAACCCCGCTATGGCCCCGCCACAACAGCCCAAGGGACCATCACCTGAACAACAGATAGCGCAGCAGGAGCTGCAACTGAAACAGAAAGAGCTGGAGATTAAAGCGGCGGACGTACAGATTAAAGCCCAGAAGATCCAGCAGGAAGCACAGAAAAACGCAGTTGACGCGCAGCTTAAAGTAGAGGAACTAAAGCTGGAACGTGAACAGAACCGCGCCGTAGCAATAGGAGACACATGAGTATAGAACTAAGGGAAGAAAAAGCGAACCGCATTCTAACCGACCCGTTGTACCAAGAAGCATTTGACATACTAAAAGAAGATTTAATGAACCGCTGGCAACACAGCGGCTCGACAGAGTTGGAAGCCAGAGAATCAATCTGGCTTGCGATGCGATTGCTCGAAAGGATTCATGGTCATTTCAAATCCATATTAGAAACTGGACAAATGGCCAAGGCACTTGAGAAGCAACACCCATTCATCTGATAAGAGGAACATGACATGGCGGATACGCAAAATGCCCCGCAGCAGCAACCGGCTGGATTACAGCCAATACCCGCGCTAGATGGAAGTATAGACGAGGCGCAAGAAGCACTTCTAAGTTTACTGGACCCTCAAGACGAGGAAAAGCCGAAAACTGAGGAGGCACAACCTACCGAAGAAGAAGAGTCTACCGAGGAAACTCAAGACGAATCATTGGAAGAGGAGCAGCCCGATGAGGAAGAAGAAGAGGGCGAAGAGCCTGATGAGGATGAGGAAACCGACGAGGATGCGGAAACTGAAGAGTCCGATGAGGTCACACTTTATACTGTAAAGGTAAACGGTGAGGACACAGAGGTATCTGAAGATGAGTTGATCCGCGGTTATTCCCGCCACTCAGACTACACCAAAAAGACGCAAGAGTTAGCAGAGGATCGAAGAAATGCTGAGGCCGCTCAGGCTCAGTATCAAGCTGAAATATCCGCGCTGCAACAGGAGCGTCAGCAATACGCAGAAGCATTATCACAAGTGATTCAAAGTTCCATGGCTGGTTTGGATCAGTACAGTAATATAGATTGGGACACTCTCAAGACTGATGACCCCATAGAGTATATTACCAAACGCGACGAGTATCGAGAGATACAGGAGCATGTACGCCAGAACCAGTACCAGGCCCAGCAGGTTCAGCAGCAGCAGGAAGCTGAAATGCAAGAGGTTAAAAAGCGTGTGTTGAAGGAGGAGCATGGAAAACTGGTGGCGGCGGTGCCCGAATGGGCAGAGCCGGTGAGCCAGAAGAAACTTGCTACAGACCTGAGAGCATATGCTATTAACCAAGGGTACTCAACAGAGGAGATAGGTGGTCTTGTTGATCACAGATCCCTCATTGTTCTTATGAAAGCGCAGAAGTATGACGCGCTACAAAAGGCTGATGTTAGGGCCAAGAAAGTAAAGAACAAGCCAAAGGTTGTGAGAGCTGGCACAGGAACGAAAAAATCACAAGAGGGAAAATCTCGGCGTAAAGCCCAAATGAAGCGTCTTCAAGGCACAGGACATCTTGACGATGCGTCTGCGCTTTTAGAGGATTTTATAGACATTTAACTAAGGAGGAAATGCCATGGCAGTTCCCGCAGATACAAGGGAAACCTATGGTGCTATAGGCATCAGGGAAGACCTAAGTAATATAATTTACAATATTAGTCCAATGGACACGCCGTTTCTTAACGGTGTTGGGCGGGGTTCGT